ATTTACTATTAACAGGTGATCCAGCTATTATAGGTGTAGCTTGTTCCATAGTATCTGAATTAACTAATGGTAGATACAATTTATTAAAATGGGATAGACAAGAAAAAACTTACTATCCAATTGAAATCAACTTATACGAGAAAGGAAATATAGATGATAGCTAATGATAATTGGCAAAAACAAAATAACTTAATACAACTAAAAGAAAGAAAAAAGAAAATAGAAAGAGTTACAGTGTTAACAGAAAAATATCTTAAGGAACTTATTAAAGATTTAAATAGTTTTCTTTGGATGAGAAAAGAAAATGAGAGTTTATTAGAATGTATATTATCTCATTCTCTTATGTTACTTTTATCTCTTGACAAAGTAGTTGGCCTTTACTATATAAAGTTTCGGATTCTTATGAATTTGAAAAAACAAAAGAAAGAAATAAACAAAATAAATAAGGAGATACAGAAATATGAATCAAATTAATTTTGCAGAAGATAAAGCAGAATCAATCACTCAAACTAATGATGCAGGATCATTAGCTGATCAAGTTGTTAAATTAAGAGACTTGGAAGATATGATTGAAAAAAAAGAATTGGAATTAAAAAAGTTAAAAGCAGATGCTGAAATTATTTCAGGAGAAGTAATTCCAACTATGATGCAAGAAATGAATATTAAAACTATGAAATTAGCAGACGGATCGGCTGTAGAAGTCAAACCCGTCTACGGTGCTTCTATTTCAGCAAGTATGAAAGAAGAAGCATTTAACTGGCTTCGTAATAACGGCCTGGGTGATCTTATTAAAAATGAGGTCACTGTTTCCTTTGGTCGAAACGAAGATAACAAGGCAATCGCTTATGCGAACCTTGCACAAGGTCAAGGGTTCGAACCTGTCCAGAAGTTAAAGGTCGAACCTATGACACTTAAGGCTTTGGTCAGAGAGCGTCTAGAAGCTGGACTCGAGATGCCCTCTGATCTATTTAACGTGTTCGCAGGAAACAGAACCAAAATAACTCGAACATAAGAGGTTAAAATATGAGTAATATAAATCAAGAACCAAGAACCAAGGGCCAAGAAAATAATAAGGCATCAGATGAACTTATTAAAAAGGCAAATGGTGCTTTATCTACTATCTCCTTTGCGGATGATGCAGATCAAGGATTAGGAAATTTAAGTCAAGAGGACTTAGCTTTACCTTTTCTTAAAATATTAGGACAGTTGTCTCCAGAAGTTAATAAGAGAGACGGTAAATATGTGGAAGGTGCAGAACCTGGCATGATTTACAATTCTGTTACTAATGAATTATTTGATGGTGAAAAAGGAATTGAAGTAATTCCTTGTCATTACAAATTAGAATATATCGAGTGGAAAGATAGAGGTGAAGGAATAGGTGCTCCTGTTGCTATTCATCCATCTTCTAGCGATATCATGACACAAACAACTAGAGGAGCTGATTATAAAGATAGATTATCTAATGGTAATTATATTGATAAAACAGCTAGTCATTTTGTTATTGTCAATGGCTCAACTCCATCTTCAGCTTTAATTGCTATGAAATCAACTCAATTAAAGATTTCTAGAAAATGGAATAGTATGATGGCTTCTATAAGCATGAAAGATCCTAAATCAGGTAAATTATTTACACCTGCAGCATTTAGTCATGTTTATAAACTTAGAACAACTCAACAAAAAAATGACAAAGGTACATGGTTTGGTTGGGAAGTAAGTAAGATTGGTCCAGTACAAGATGCTGGATTATATCAGCAAGCTAGATCATTTGCTATGAGCGTTTCTAAAGGTGATGTGAAAGTCAAACACGGATCTGATGAAACTGCAAATAGCCAGTCTACACCATTTTAAGTAAACATAAAAATAATGGGTGGCGTAATGCCACCCATGAAAGCATATGCAGGATAGTATAAAAAAGTTTATAGAATTTTATAGTGGATTAAAAAAATCTTATGGTTATGCAACCATGGATAAGGCTGTTTTATCTGATGAAGGAAAATTAAAACCTGTTTATGGATGGACGGGATATCCAATAACGGACAATGATTATGTACAACATTTAGAAGGTAAAAGAGCTATTGGTATTCAACCATGTGATGAAGAAGGTAAGGCAAGATTCGGAGCAATTGATATTGATGATAAACAACATAGTTATAAAAATTTTCCTTTTCAAAAATATATAGATTTAATTATTAAATATAATTTACCAGTCATACCTGTAAAATCTAAAAGCGGTGGACTTCATCTCTGTGTATTTTTTAAAGAAAAAGTATCTGCATTATTTATAAGAAATTTTTTTGACAAGATATTGATTACCCTTGGTCTTCCATCTAATATTGAAATATATCCAAAAGAAACAGAATTATCAACGAAATCAGACGGTACTCCAGATTATGGACATTTTATTAATTTACCGTACTTCAATAAAACAGAGAGAGTAGCATTAAATCCAAATGGAGGAACTTTTACCTTTGAACAATTTATTCAGGTAATAGAAGTAAATTTACAAACAGAAGAATCTATTGAAGAGTTCAACAAAAAACATATCAAAACATTATTAACAGGAGGAAATGATGAATTTTCAGAAGGTCCTCCTTGTCTCCAAATCATGACTAAAAACAAATTAGTCGATGGTAGAGATAGATTTTTATATAACTACATGGTGTTTGCTAAGAAAGCATATCCGGACAATTGGGAAGAAAAGGTAAAAGAAGCTGCTAGAAATTATTTTGAATATGACAAAAATTGGGATGATAAAAAAGTAGAAGTTAAAATAAGATCATGGAGAAAAGAAACTAAAGGACATACTTGCAATGAAGATCCAATAAAAGATTTTTGCATTAAATCAGAATGTATCAAAAGACAGTTTGGTATCTTATCGGATAAGAAAAAAAGATATCCTAAAGTATCTGGGCTACAGAAATATGATTATCCGGAACCAGAGTATACTTTTAATATCGAAAAGCCAGATGGATCTGGTGTGATTAGTTGTAGAGCTAAAAACATAAGACAGATAACTAACCAATTAGAGATGAGAAATTTAATAGGTAATGCTGCAGGATTTGTACCTCCTATGGTTAAACAATGGGAATACCAAGAATCGGTAATTGATGTTTTATTTTCTACTAAAAATCCTGAAATAATTAAACCTCCTAAGAGCGCAACATTAGAAGGTATTTTAGAGCAAGAATTAATAGATTGGGTAAATGGACCAGAAGCTAAGAATGATGTTTCTTTTAAAAGCGGTGCAGTATTGTTTGAAAAAGAAGAAGTGTATTTTAAATTTACCCCTTTCTTTGACCATATTAAGAATAGAGAATGGAAAGAGAATAGATTAAAGACAACCGAATTAATGACTAGATTGTTTGAAGCTAAACATGATGTATCAAAAAGATTTCCTAAAAAGGCGACTGATAAAAAATCTAATCCACCTATTGATGTAGTGGTTATGCCTAAAAAATATTTTATTAGAGAAGAATCAAATAAACAAGTAGTACCTATGCCAAGTAAAGAGGATATAATGTAATGATTAAGAAAGTATTAGGACCTCCAGGAACAGGAAAAACAACTACTTTATTAAATTATGTGGGAGAATATTTGCAAAAAGGAATTAGCCCAACAAAAATAGGTTATTTTGCTTTCACTAAAAAAGCTGCAAATGAAGCTAAAGATAGAATGATAGAGAATTATCATGGTATGAAAAAATCTGATTTAAGATATTTTCAAACGCTACATTCTTTTGCATTTAATACATTAGGATTATCGGAAGACAGAGTTATGCAACCAGTTCATTATGAACAAATTGGAGAACAACTAAGTATTCGAGTAGCATTTGATTCTAATAAAGAAGGAAATTTTTATTTAAATTGTGACAATGAGTATTTCAAATTAATAACAAAAGCACAAGTAAAAAATATATCTGTGTTAGAAGAATTTAATTCAAATCAATGGAGTAGAAAAATCAATAAGGATATTCTTTTACAGATAAGTATGCAACTAGATTATTTTAAAAAACAGAATGACTTAGTTGATTATACTGATATGATTAAAGATTTTCTACATAAAGAGAATCATGAAAAATCTCCATCTTTTGAAGCCATTTTTATAGATGAAGCACAGGATTTATCTCCTATTCAATGGCAGATGTTTGATATATTAAAGACAAAAGCAAAAGATATTTATTTAGCAGGAGATGATGACCAGGCCATCTTTGCCTGGGCTGGTGCAGATGTAAATAGATTTATTTATGAAGAAGCAGAAGAAACTGTACTAGATCAATCTTCAAGAGTCCCTAGAGCTATACAAGAAATATCAGAAGTTATCATAGATAGGATTAGAGGACCTAGAAAGATAAAAAAATATTTTCCTAAAAAAGATAAAGTAACTAATAAAATAATAGAAGGATCTGTACAAAAAATTCATAATATAGATCAAGTTAATTTATTTAAAAATAAATGGCTTATATTAACAAGGACTACTTATAGAGCATTAGAAATTGCTACCTTATTGAAAGAAAGAAATGTTTATTTTAATTATAATAGAACACCTTTTTACGGAAAAAGTTATGATAAAAAATTATATAAATCCATATTAAATTGGACTCTTCTATGTAAAGGAGAGAAGATTAATGTATCTGATTGTAAAGATATATATGATTATCTAAGTGTTGATTATGATGAAAGTAGATTCAAAAATAAAACAGAAATAGTAATGGAAGATCTTGGATTTAAAAGAACGTTGACATGGTTTGAAGCATTTACCAATGCTAATCAATCTGAATGTTTATATATTAGAAACATGTTAGCTAATGGTGAAAAATTAAGTGAAGAACCTAATATAGAAATATCTACCATACATGCAGCCAAAGGTGGAGAATGTGAAAATGTTATTTTAGTATTAGACAATGCAAGACAAATTAGAAATGCACTGACCTTAAATACAGACAAACTGGACGAGGAACATAGAGTATGGTATGTAGGTGTTACTAGATGTTCAGATAATTTATTTTTATTATCAGCAAAAAAAGAAAGGTATGGATATCAATTATGACAACAAAAGCAGACTTAGATAGAATATTTCCTTCCGAGAGACAAGAAGGAGGAGATCATTATTCTAAACATAAAATACAACCTTATACATTTATAACAGAAAACAACCTTTCCTTTTTTCAAGGAAATGTTATTAAATATGTAGTTAGATATAAAGATAAAAATGGTATTGAAGATCTTAAAAAAATTATTCATTACTGTGAACTAGAAATAGAAAGGCTAAGAAAATGAAAGTACCTTTATTTGAAGCACAGACAGAATGGATTGAACCGGAAGAACTTCCTGATTTAAGAAGTTATGATGAAATTGCAGTTGACTTAGAAACAAGAGATCCTGATTTAAAATCAAAAGGATCGGGATCGGTTATTGGTAATGGTGAAGTAGTAGGTATTGCTGTTGCTGTTCCTGGAAGAAAATTTTATTTTCCCATTGCTCACGGATCAGGGCCCAACATGGATAAGAGAAGAGTATTGGAATGGTTTAAAGATACTATGGCAACCGATGCCATTAAAATATTTCATAATGCAATGTATGACGTATGTTGGATACGTAATTTAGGTATAAAAATCAATGGTTTAATTGTAGATACCATGATTGCAGCAAGTCTAATTGATGAAAATAGATTTGCTTATACTTTAAATTCATTGGGTTGGGATTATCTTGGATATGGTAAATCAGAAGCATTATTAGTAGAGGCAGCTAAGTCAAGAGGACTAGATCCTAAAGCAGATATGTGGCAACTTCCTGCCATGGAAGTAGGTTCTTATGCTGAAAAAGATGCGGAGATGACATTAGAACTTTGGCAGATATTTAAAAAAGAAATTATTCATCAAGACATAGAATCTATTTTTAATTTAGAAACAGATTTATTTCCTTGTCTAGTAGATATGAGATTTAAAGGCGTTCGCGTTGATGTAGAAAGAGCTCACCTATTGAAACAACAATTATTAAAACAAGAGCAGCAGTTATTACTAGAAGTGAAAAAAGAAACAGGACTAGATACTGAAATATGGGCAGCAAGATCGATTGCCAAAGTGTTTGACAAACTTTCTTTATCTTATGATAGAACGGAAAAGTCACAAGCACCATCCTTTACTAAAAATTTTTTGCAAGAACATAGTCATCCTTTAGTACAGAAGATAGCAAAAGCTAGAGAAATAAACAAGGCTCATACTACTTTTATTGATCAAATTATTAAATTTGAACATAAAGGAAGAATTCATGCTGAAATAAATCAGATTCGATCTGATGCTGGAGGAACCGTGACTGGTAGATTTAGTTATAATAATCCTAATTTGCAGCAACTTCCAGCAAGGAACAAGGATCTTGGACCACAAATTAGATCTTTATTTTTACCAGAAGAAGGTTGTACTTGGGGATGTTTTGACTATTCACAGCAAGAACCAAGACTCGTAGTTCATTATGCTGCATTACATAATTTCCCATCTGTTTATGATGTAGTGGAACAATATAAAAATGATATTGGAACGGACTTTCATCAAACCGTTGCTGACATGGCTAAAATACCTAGATCACAAGCTAAGACTATTAATTTAGGATTATTTTATGGAATGGGTAAAGCTAAACTACAAGCAGAACTTGGAGTGTCTAAAGATAAAGCAGCAGAATTATTTGATCAATATCATGCTAAAGTTCCTTTTGTAAAACAACTGATGAACTCTGCATCCAATAGAGCACAAGAATCTGGTAGAATAAGAACGCTTCTTGGTAGATTATGTAGGTTTCATTTATGGGAACCAAATATGTTTGGTATGCACAAAGCAATGAGTCATGAAGATGCACTCAGGGAACATGGACCAGGGATTAAAAGAGCTTATACTTACAAAGCATTAAATAAATTAATACAAGGATCTGCTGCAGATATGACTAAAAAATCTATGTTAGAGTTATATAAAGAAGGAATTGTAGCACATATTCAAATTCATGATGAATTAGATTTATCTGTAGAATCTCCTGAACATGCAAAAAAAATTGTTGAGATCATGGAAAATGCTGTTACACTAGCCGTCCCCAACAAAGTTGATTATGAATCTGGTAAAACCTGGGGGGATATTTATGGGTAATATATATGAACATAGACATAAAATGGGTAGTAGGAGCATTTGCAGGAATATTATTAGGTTTAAGTACTTGGGTACTAATTTCTGTAGTTGATTTAAAAGAAAAAACTGCTGCAATACAATCTGAACTTTACATGATCAACGAACAGTTTGGCAGAGTATATAATCACATGAACGAAATGATGAAAAAATGAAAAAATATTGTAAAACATGTGGACATCGTTGTCATTGTTTAGGTAAAGGGTATTATGTTAGTGAAACCTTTTGCGAAAGCTGTTCTTGTAATGAATGTCAATGTGAATTAAAACCACTAGTACTGGGAAGAGAAAATATAAAAAGATCTAAAAAATTTGAATACTATACTATTCTTATTTTATTAATATTAATCTTTATAGTGACTTTATCAGGATGTGTTAAAGAAGAACAATATCCTAATAAAATGGGCACCATTGCAAAAAAACTATCTGAACTTAAGCTGTGAGAAACTGTATTTATTGGTTTTGCATGGGGTTCTGTGCCTTGTTAAAAGATTGTAAATGTAATAAAGTCCAAGCCAATGAAACTATCAGCAAACTTTCAACTGAGCGAGTTAGTCAAGTCTCAGACAGCGGAGAGAAAAGGAATACCGAATAATCCATCACCTACGCACATTGATAATCTCAAGGCGTTGTGTGTGAATGTATTGCAACCTATCAGATCTCACTTTGAATCTCCTGTAGTAGTATCTTCTGGATATAGATCCGGTGAATTATGTATTGCGATTGGATCGAAACCTACATCGCAGCATGCTGAAGGCAAAGCAGCGGATATAGAAGTAGTAGGCGTTGATAATAAACAATTAGCGCAATGGATTAAAGATAATTTAGAATATGATCAATTGATTCTCGAATTTTATCGAGATGGTGAGCCCGATAGCGGCTGGGTCCATGTATCATGGAATTCAGGCGAAAACCGAAACATGTCACTTCGAGCTATTAAAGAAGATGATAAAACTAAATATAAACCATGGTAAAACCAAAAGATTTTAATGTAAGACATTTATTAAGTGAGATTCATACTGTTCATGGAACCTGTCCAGAATGTGAAGAACCAACTATTTTAGTGGCTATTGTAACGGATTACTATCGCTGTACTAATTGTGGATATGATGTTAAGCAATATGTAAATGGTTCTATTAAATATTTAAAATTAAAAGAAGATGAAATTTCATGGCTAAAAAATCAAAAGTCGGAGTAACCGAACTTTTAAAAAGAAATAGAATTAAAAGGCCTGGAAGACATTCCAAACAACATAAAGGTAAAAAGAAATCGGAACGAGGACAAGGACATCCTTAAATTTTTGGTTTAGTTTTCTCTTCAATACAATTTGCATATAGCTTAGTAATGATTATATTATTATAAATAGCTATGGTCGCCATCTCATCCATTTTTTGTTCTGTGGCTTTTATACACTCTTGTTTAGAATTATAATAAATTTGAGGCTCTGGTGTCATAGGAATACAACCCTCTTGACCTGATAGGTTAAAATGACACAGTGTAACAATCATAATAAAAGTTTCCATAATTACGTTCTTGACAAATTCAAATAATATCCTATATTTAGTGTATAACTAAATATATGAAAGAGGATATATAATATGACAGACTTAAACAAGTATAAAAATGTCTCCTTATCTTTTGACACGTACAGTAAAATTGATAAGATCAGACGAGTTATAGTTCCTGATACGGTAGTGTCAAGAGCTCAAACTATTAACATACTAGTCAACGAGAAAGCGAGAGTATTAAATGGCAAACTTGATAAAAAGCGAAGTTAAGGAAGATAAAACTATTCCAGAGTTAAAACTTTGGAGAGCTGTATTAGCTCAATTGTTGGATGATGCTTTTAGTAGTACTTATGCTACTAAAAATAAAAATGATAAAGACGAAGCAAGACAGTACTTACAACATATGCATAGAGACTATGCAAAATTGTGTAACAACGCAGGTTTCGATCCAAAATTTGTACATACCAAAGTTAAAACATATTTTAAATTAGAAAAAATGAGGAGGATATAATGGATGGATGTATGATATGCCCTAAATGCAAGGGTAATGGTTATTTAGGAGATAGTAAACAAGAGTGTAAACAAACCGATTGTGATGAATGTAAAAATCAAGGTGAAATTTTAATCACCGAAGAAAAGATTTGGAATGAATTACAATTTAACAGGAGAAAACAATGATTATATTTGGACAACCCATTAACAAAGAAAACGCAAGAAAAATTTGGGATACTTATAAACGAGAGATTATCGCTTTGAGTATTGCCTTTATTTTAGGCGCAGTTATTTTCTAATGAAAAAGAAAAAAAATAAAACCTGGATTATCAGCGGATATTATTATGATGGCAAAACTGCCTGGACATTATTAATAGCTGCTGATGGTTCTGGTAAAACAAAAAGGATAAAAGGTATAGCATGATACAAGGAGATAGCGTAGAATATGAGCTTCTATCTAAATGGGCTTTAGAATGTAATAACAGAAATCTTAGCTGTGAGATAGGAGTTCGAGAAGGAATGGGTTCTAAAGTTATTTTAGAAAGTTTACGGCCCAATAAACACATTGGAATTGATCCTTATGGTAATTTAAACTACCAACATTATGATCATACCGGTGCTTATCAATGTGACTACACAGAAAGTATGCGAGTCCAATTACTACAAGATATGTCTATGTATGAAAATTTTACTTTGTTTCATATGAAAGATACCGATTATATGAATTGTTTTGCTACCATGCCTTATGTGTATGACTTTGTTCATTTTGATGGACCTCACATGACCAGGGATGTGTTGAGAGAAGCTGTTTGGTTTGCAGACAGATCTTGTGCGGGAACACGTTTTGTATTTGATGATTATACTAAATATAACATGGATACGATTGCAGAAGTATTAAGCTTTTGGAAATTTACTATACTAGAGAAAGGAGATAATAAAATATGCCTAGAGAGAAAGACAGTTTAATAACTTTACCTACTTATCAAAAGTTCTGGATCCATACGAGACATTATGGCCATGACATAGTGATATGGTCGGATACAGGAAAAATGACTATCCAATGTATTTGGCCAGATAAACGTAGAGATGATTCTGGAAGAGTAGCCACAAAGAAATAATGATTATCAATACAGAAAAATTAATAGATATTACTAAAGTCACCGTCGATATAACCGATGGTAGACCTTATATTTATTTTTTATTTCATATTGATGAACATACCCCTCGTTATTCTTTGATTAACCATAACTATGTACCGGATCCAACAGGAACTTTTGTTATTGATGAAGGTATGGATTTATTTAATAAAAATAAAAGAGTATTAAAATACATAGGACAAACGCAAGGTAGATCTATTTTTAGAATCCTAGATCATTATTATGCAGATGAGAAAAGATTGAAATTAAAAGGAGCAGTAGGTCCTGTGTTTACTCATATGCGAATCATGAAAATACCGCGTTTTATTTATGACAATGTACGAGTACATCACGAAACTGTTTTGGTAAGAAAATATTTACCTGAAATAAATAAAAATTCTTCTAGTGTATTTGGTGATATACAAAAAATGATTCTTCTTAATTCTAAAGGTAAGGTTTCTCTTCAAGAGTTGGTGTATCCTTATTTACTTCATGCACGAGATATTTGGAAAGCAGCAGAAGCCTATAAACGAGAAGATTGGGAATGGGTCAAAGCTAATTGTGCTGTGCCTAATCAATACCGACATTTAACTATCGAACAATTAAAAAGTGGTAAGTATAGTTTTGGTGAAAATTTTTGGATGGGTAAAGTACATGGAAAATATTTTGGACAAAAACCAGGGCAGAAAAAACAATTTGGTAGATGGTTTAGATCGGCTATTGTATTTAAACACAATAAACAATTTCATGCGAAAAAAGAATTTAACCAGAAAATGAATAAATTAAGAAAATTATATGGAGATGATAACATTAATCAGTTAGTATTGTTTGATGAAGAAAAGGAATTACATAACTAAACATATGAATAGGTTTCATAAACCTAAACGTATAGAAGATAAGCGATATAAAGAACAATTAAAACAAATGGATAAAGATATTCAACAAGTAAGAACTATACAAAAGGAGATATATGAAACTAAATAAATTATATGAGTATCCCACATCCAGCAGAGCCTTGTACGATGGAGAAAGATTATATGATATTGGACAAGAAAAATTACCGAGTGTAACTACTATTTTGAGTGCTACTCAACCTCCTGAAAAACAAGCTGCATTAGCCGCGTGGAAGGCTAGAGTAGGCGAGGAGCAAGCAACACGGATCAAGGACCAAGCAGCAGCACGTGGGACCACTATGCACCATATTATTGAAAGTTATTTATTAGGACAGAATCATTTAGATTTAACTGACATGGGTCAAAATGCTCATACCATGGCAGATCAAATTATTAAAAATGGTTTACAAGATAGGTTAAAAGAATTTTGGGGATTAGAGGTGACCTTATATTATCCTGGTCTATATGCCGGTGCTACCGATGTGGTTGGTATTTATGATGGAGAACAAAGTATTGTGGATTTTAAACAGAGTAATAAACCAAAAAGACGTGAATGGATTGGAGATTATAAGCTTCAACTTGCCGCATATGCATTAGCGCATAACGAAGTATATAATACTAATATAACCAAAGGAGTTAATTTAATTTGCACTAAAGATAACTTGTATCAAGAATTTATTTTTGATGGAGAGGACTTTAGAAAAGCTAAATACGAATGGTTACGAAGAGTAGATCAATACTATAATGAAAGGAATAAAAATGAATCTATTTCACTTACACAAGGACCCAAAAATAATAGCTGAATACCATTGTGATAAACATGTGGTAAAAATGTGTCTAGAAACTGCACAAATGTTATGCAGCGCATATAAAAAACATTATTCTGACGATGGTGATTTATATAAAATAGCACATCCAAAACACCCAATGACTTTATGGGTAGGATATGCCCATATGAATTTTAAATTTGCATTAGATGTATTAAAGGCTTTAGGAGATGAGTATACCTACAGATACAATAAAATACATGCCTCTATGCGTATTTATGACCTATTAACTACTAAATATACTAGGTGGCATTCCTGGGATGGTTGTTTCACAACACCACCTCAATGTATGCCAGATGAATATAAACATGAAGATTATATTATAGCATACAGGAATTACTACAAAGGTGCTAAAAAGGATTTTGCTGTATACACCAATAGAGAAATACCGGATTTTATGTCATGAATAGTGGTTATATAGATAAAAAAATGAAGGAATTAGATAGCATCAAAAAAATGATTGATGTTACATCTGGAGAAGTACGTAAAAGTTGGAAAGATAAATGGTACTCTTTGGCAAAGAATATAGGTAAGAGCATTGAGATGATGGATACTATAAAAAAGAGAGGTCATAAAAATCAATGACTTATTCCATTGTAGTCTATATAGTACTTTTTAAAAGGGTAAAAATATTTTTTGAAAAAATTTTTTTGTCAAAAAAGTCTCTACAATCCCTACAATCACAAAAAATTGTTATATACCAATGGTTTTAGAGCAAAAAATTGTAGGGAAGCATTTACTACAATCCCGACAATCGTTACAGGCTACCATTCTAGACTCTACAATCGAAAATAGTAATCATAAATTTACTAATTTTATATCAAATGCTCTAGAATTGTTATTTTATGCTAAAATAGGAAAAATTTCCTCTGCGCTAGCAAAACCATTTTTATGTTTTATAAAAACCATTTATGGTTTTAAAAAGTACTATATGGATATATAGGTAGGTATGCCAAAAAAGAAATCTAAATATAAATCACTGGTTATAAATAAAAAGCGATATTATTTTTATAAAATAGTTTGGTTAGATATAGTTGGAGATTCCGGCCACGCTGACGTTAATGAGTTTATGAAGTTAAATCCAGTTGAAATGGTAAGTTACGGATATATTTTTAGTAAGGATAATCAATGTGTTAGGACATTTGCGTCTTATGATACCACTTCAGAGTCATTTTCTGATAGAAATTGTTTCCCAAATGGGTGTATAAAGCAGCTTCAAAAAATAAACATCTAACCAAGGAGACAACATGCCTAAGAAAAAGAAAACAGAAACTGTAGAAGATATCTTAGATAGGATTATGGAAGATATAGATCTTATCAGAGAAAAGTGTGTGTGTAATGGTGATGAGGATTATTCATCGGAGGATGATGATGATGATTCTTTTGATGACGAAGACCAAGAGTAGGTATCAGACTCTATTAAGGTTGAATCGATTACAGTTGGCTCTACTGTTTTTGGCAGTGTCCTGTTTGTCTTTGGTTTTGCTTTTTTAATTTCAGATTTAAATTCTTCAACTTCAACACCTTCAAGGATGGGCGAATACTGATCTAAAACTTCAGCTATTCGCTTATCCAATTCTTCTTCGGATAAATCATCTAATTTACCAGTTCTAATTATTTTCTGTTCTATGTATAATCCTGCGGCCTTTCCTCTTGCTACTTCAGCATTGATAGCAGCACTCCATGCACCTTTTAATCTAGCCTCATCTCTAAGTTTAGCTAATTCAACAATATGTTTTCCAAAATCAACATCATATTTTTTCTGATACTCAGATCTTAATTCTCCAATATATTGAGCTACCAAAGGATACATTTTTGGATTTTTAAGCTCACTTGCTGTGATACGTGCTCTATCTTCTGCATATCCTGCTTCAACAGCGCATTCATATGCAGTCTTTCTACCTTCATTGGTAACAAGTAATTGAGCAAATTTTCTTTGCATTTCTGTAAGTCTTTTAGGTAATCCCATAACTTGACAAATAACGTAACAATGAGTATATGTCAATTGCATAAGATACTCTCCTGGGGTTGGCTTACGAAGTATAACCTTGTTAAGTAGTACGGATACTGGGCCCCAGGTTTAAAAACTATGAAATCAAAAGAATTACAGCAAGTATTATCTAAATTTTTAAAATCAGAGGCAGCAGGTAATGCCAGAGTACAAGTAGTACTTCCTAATGGAGATTACTATGACATCAAAGGAATGCAGTTATTAGAAAATAAACTAATTGGAGTACGTGAAACACATAGACTTGCTATTACTATAATGCCAGAAACTTGGCGTATGGGTAAGGTTATCAACAAACTGTAATTACGTTAAAAACTTGGCAAAACCTGAGACAGTTTTTTGGAAAGAAGTTAAGAAAAAAATAACAGGAATTGTCTTTACAAGGCTTGAATCTTGGGCCTCTCAAGGCGTTCCAGATCTATTATGTTATAATGAAAAAGGTACCTTTTTTACTGTTGAGCTGAAAGTAACTAAGGGAGAACAATTGCGCTTCTCTCCACACCAAATTTCATTCCATTTAACCCATCCCAAGAATAGTTTCATACTTGCAAAAGGCCTCGGTCCTTGTTGCGTGAAACTTTATGAGGGATCAAGGATCTTGGAACTTAAAGAACAAGGCCTGAAGCTTGACGCTTGTTGCTTGGGGCTTGATGCTTGTAGCTTATATTTCAAAAATCTTTAAGCCTGGTGCTTGGAACTTTTATTTTAAAAAAAGAAAAACTACCTCTGGTAGGTCTCACCGAATCGGATTTATGAGAAGGTCTATCCACCAGAGGAATCAAAAGGTCTCTCATTGAGACTGACGCTAGTGCGCCATTACTTTTATTTGAATACATAATAGCATTAGGTCCAGGCAACGCAATGCGCGAAACGTCGCAGCCTGGCGCTTGAAGCCTGGAGCTTGGTGCTTGAAGCTTGTTGCTTGTTACTTGAGTCATTTTGCCTTGCGACAATTTGTCGCATGCTTGGAGCTTGTTGCTTGCTGCTTGGATCCTGAAGCTTGTAGCTCATCAAAAAATTTTTGAGTCTTCTGGACATAGGACCGGGGAAGGGTGCTGTGATCTCTTAGGAACCAGTGGCTTAAATCATTATGATTGATTTTTTTCATTAGTGTTTACCATAAGCTATATTTTTAATGGATTTGTCCCAACATGCTCGGCAGCTGCCGCATTTATTGTCTTGCTTAGGTGCTGGGCAAGTTGCGCCTTCATTTACCACAGTTGATGTCCAAGGCCAAAAAGTTGGCGCTTCACCATCGACTTTGGTCCCTGACATTCTTATAATAAGATTATCAGGGACCATGCTAGGAGGCACAAGTTTTAAAATCTGAGCTTCACGCGTCGGCATCCAATGCTGAACGCTTGGCGTTAACCTACAGACCTTAAAAATTTTTAATAGATGTTTTACGCTCTGAATGTCTCCGGAGTCATGCCATCTAAAAAACTTTGATTTTTTTGAATTGATTTGAGCTGCCATGGCCTGAACCCAAAGCGGGTGACGTATAGCTTCAAGGCGCTTGTATTGTGCTGCTTGCACTACTTTAAACACATAACAGCCTTTAAGAGCGTAGCAGCCATGGCACACTGTGCCTGGGACCTTGGCCAATTTAGAACCAGTTTTGCATTCTTTAGCGGGTAAACCATAGGTGAAGCCCGGCATTTTGGAAGGCTTAGAAAGGCTTCCTGTTATTTCTTTATATGCTTTCATAGTATCCTATTTAATCATTTATAATGGATTTGTCAAGCCAGTCATGATCAAATTCTGGCTTGCCGCTTGTAGTAATTCCAAGATCCTTGGAGCTTGAAGCTCTCAGCTTGTTGCTTGTAGCTTGAAGCTTTTTATTTTTATTAGTTTGCTTTTTAAGCAAAATTTTTAAATCTTTAAAACTATAAACTTTCATATGTTTGTCGCTTGAAGCTTGTGGCCTTTACCCCTGAAGCTAGATAAAGACCACAGCCCATGTTTCTTTTCTCAATATTCGCTGACCAAACGAATATAATGGATCCGAAGTCACGTATGTGTATTTCAGATCTAACTTGGATCCAGCGGTTAAGCGGAACATATCTCATGCCAAACAGGCGGGCTATGCCCAGCACTTAACCACTATATCCAAGTGCTTGGCTGAGATTTACGTTAGTGAACCCTCTCAGCCAAGCTAATTAAGTTAAGGGCCAAACAGCGATGTGAGAACGCTTAACTTAAATAACAATGTATAAACTTTTATTTAAAAAGCTAGTTGACACATTGTCGCAGGGTGCGACATTTTGCCGATTGATTGCAGTAGTGCAAGTAATTTATTATGGGTGCAAACTTAACAAGGAGTATATATGACACAAGATATAAGACTTAATGCTGAAAAAAGAAAAACTTTAGTTCAGCATTATGAAAATCATTTACGAAGTGATGTAAGTAATAAATTTCGTAAGTCAATGATTGAGGCGAAAAAAACTTATGATGAGATGAAACCAAAAGTATTTGAGTTGGCACATCAAGTTGTAAGAGGACATCAACCACAGGAAGATGTGGACACAGTCAAAGCCATGAGAGCAAAGTATGGAGATGACGGCGGAAGAATACATATCGACCATTGTTTTAATTTCATCAATCCTACTATGGAAGAAAACCATTATGGCGAGAGGGAACAAAAACTAAATACAGTTCATATTGATTTTGGTTTGAAAGGCACAGATAGGTATGCTGACCATAGTTTTGCTCACGCATATTTTTATGATGAATTAAAATCAAAAGGATATGACGCTGACTATGCTCTTAAATGGGGGAATGAAAAGAAAAACCCAAGATACTACGAAGAAGAAAGTAAGATTGATGAGTATCTAGGTTTTAATCGGTCTAATGAAAACAATAACAGTACCATTAATTACAAAGAACAATGGAACAATGATTATTCTTTTGAGGTTATTGGCACAAGTTATTGTGGCGAGAGGCAATTCAAAGTTGATGATATCACTCATTCAATATTCAAACAGTTTAAAATTGTTGCTGAAAATGTTTCTAAAACACATGAGCAATTTTTTGAATACTTGAATAAAAAAGTTAAAACTTTTGAACAAGGTATCAAAACTTATACCAAGTACAGTCAAGCAAAAGAGTTATTTGATAAACTTGGAATTGCTTTAAATGAGAGCATTGTCAATGAACAATCATCAATGGCATTATCAGTATTCAGTCCAAGTAATCTCGCTGATATGCTAACTGATAAAGATGATGAGTTTGCAAGTAGGGAAGAAAAGATTGCCTACTACAAAGCATTACAAGCACAAAACTTAAACTAAATATAATTAGTGAGAGGGGTAAAACCCTCTCACACGAAAGGAATATATGAGTGAATATAATTGGTGTCATGGGCCCGAGTGTCATACTTATTCTACACAAGATAGAATAAGAGGTGTAAAAGGAAACAAAGTTTTAAAGACTAGGAAAGTAAAAAGAAGTCAATATGTTAGTCCTCAATCATCTTGGAATTGGTTTTGTAGTCACAGTTGCCAACAAGATTTTTGGAATAAGTATGGCGCACAGATAAGGGCTATTGCACCGAGGAACGAGGCACTTGAAACAAAGGTCAATGTGACGACTGAAACTTATCAGAATTGGAGAGGCGAGGACTATCAGGCCAAAACCATTACAAAGGTAGAGCAACAATAGCTTGGTGCTTGGTGCTTGGTGCTTGTATATTGTATCAAGGAACATGGGGTGCAACCGAAAGTTGCACCCCTTTTTTATTTATTTTACTACTCCCTTTGGAGTGGCAATTAATTGTTTAGTTTCCAAGTCATAGATAGCCCAATCGCCATTCGCTCTTCTATACTTGCCACCTTGGTCAAGGTCTAAATAGATAATGTGGTCTTCTTCGAGTACGCACTTATCTTTGAATGTACCTAATCTAAAAATAGTCTTTTCATGTTTCTTTGCAAAAAAAGAAATTAAAAAAGTTCTATTTTTAATTAGGTTTATTATTTTATCTTTCATATCTTACTATTAACATATAATCCTATATGGTCAATAATAAAAAACACCTGCGACAATTTGTCAAATTTCTTTTTATTTTATTTTAATTATAGTGATTTTATAACTTAACAACGAAAGGAATAAATATGTGGTACTTAATTAGAACAGTTTTTTTTATGTGGTTATTAGTATCATCAATAATATTAACTACTTATGATTACTTTCCTAATGAATTAGGTATAATCTTATCAGTAGGTTTTTTCTTAATGACTGCTGTGTCATTCGCTGATATAATGATTAATGATAGGAGTTAATATGAAAGCAAAATATAAAATAGGCGACAGGGTACAAGTAAAGGACTATGGTAGTGGATATATCTATGACATATGGGAAGAGGGAAAGTATGTCATTGATGTTCAAGATGATTGTGCCGAAGAGGGATATTCGACAAAAGAAATAGAAGAAAAGAATATCCTTGGTTTAGCTAAGATATAACTGCGACAATCTGCACAGGGACAAACTACCATTTAATATGGTAGTTTGTTTCTATTAATGAAAGGATAACATATGAAAATAACATTACCATTTACTATATCTCTTAATATGGAAGAACTACAAACACAGCATTCGCCAATGACTGTGACCAATCCTTATAGTGAAGAGAGTTGCACTTTACCGAGATATGCTGTGAAAGTATATGAGAAGATTAAAGATGCGGAACTAAAGGAAGATTATAAAACAGTTCGTAAGGGAATAGATTGGTTTCAAAAGAATTTTATTGAACAGTATTACACATTATTAGATTAACAAGTCAGCATTTACAATCTTCCTTGCCCACACGCACACGCGTGTGGGCTCCCCCACCCCCACCGATAGAGGTACCAAGTCGATTCCAAATCTAAATTAATGCTTAATCCTTTTTTCTACTAATAACTAAGTAATCTTTAGATTACAGCTTAATATTGCTGGATGTAGATATTTAATGACGGAAAATAGTTTATGGGTCCCATAAGGGTCCCATTTCCTAAAAAATTTTATAAAAAATTTTTACAAAAAATTTAGGGTCCCATACGGGTCCCATTTTCAATAGATTTCTATATAAAAATATGTTATAAAAATTTTAGGTACCATAATTAAACATTATGCTTGATATAAATAAAATAAATCAAATTGCAGATTCGAAAGTACGAAGACAATTAAAATTAGATATTTTAAAGAGTGTACGTAAAAAACAAGAGACTCAGATTAGAACTGATTTCTTAACTTTTGTTAAACATATGTGGCCAGAATTTGTTGAAGGGTCCCATCACAAAGACATGGCGGATGCATTTAATAAAATTAGAAATGGAACTTTAAAAAGACTTATTGTTAATATGCCACCCAGGCATACTAAATCAGAATTTGCTTCTTACTTTTTACCAGCATGGATGATTGGTAATAATCCTCAATTAAAAATTATTCAAGCAACCCACACAGCGGAACTTGCAGTTAGGTTTGGTAGGAAAGCAAAAACACTAATGGATTCAGATGAGTATAAAGAAGTTTTTAAAACAAGATTAAGAGAAGACTCACAAGCTGCAGGACGTTGGGAAACGGAACAAGGTGGTGAATACTTTGCGGTTGGTGTTGAAGGAGCTGTTACAGGTCGAGGTGCGGACTTATTGATTATTGACGATCCACACTCGGAACAAGATGCATATTCTACTACTGCATATGAAAAAGCATATGAGTGGTACACATCAGGACCACGTCAACGTTTACAACCAGGCGCTGCCATTGTTTTGGTTATGACAAGATGGAATACAAAAGATCTAACAGCAAAATTAATTAATGCAGCAGCAAAAGAAGCAAAAGCAGATCAATGGGAAGTAATTGAGTTTCCTGCAATCTTACCTTCCGGAAAACCTATGTGGCCAGAATATTGGAAGTTAGAAGATTTACTTGCTGTGAAAGCTTCCGCAGGAATTGGAAAATGGAATGCACAGTATATGCAAAACCCAACTGCAGAAGAAGGTGCAATCATCAAAAGAGAATGGTGGCGTGATTGGACTAAAGATTATATACCTGCATTGGAACATGTCATTCAGAGTTACGATACTGCGTTCTTAAAAAAAGAAACTGCTGACTATTCAGCGATAACAACTTGGGGCGTGTTCCGTGAGTCTGAAGACTCGGCTGAACAACTCATACTACTCGATGCTATTAAACAGCGAGTGGAGTTTCCTGAATTAAGAAGATTGGCCAAAGAACAATATGACTATTGGCAACCGGAAACCGTACTCGTAGAATCTAAAGCATCCGGACTTCCTCTTACCTATGAACTAAGAGCCATGGGAATTCCTGTAGTTAATTTCTCTCCTAATAGAGGTAATGATAAACATTCCAGAGTTAACTCGGTTGCACCTTTATTTGAATCAGGAATGATTTGGGCCCCTAAAGATAAGGAGTTTGCTCAAGAAGTTATTGAGGAATGTGCAGCTTTTCCTCATGGAGATCATGATGACTTAGTTGACTCCATGACTCAAGCTATTATGAGATTTAGACAAGGTGGATTGATTTCCCATCCAGAAGACTATATAGATGAACCTATAATTAAAAACCCTAAGAAATACTATTGGTAATGACACAAAGACTCACTAGAACCATACCCCCGAAACGCGGACCTAATCCACAAGGGTTGAATGTTCCATTAAAACAAGTTAAACTAATAAATTCAGGAAAAAAATATGGGAACAAAATCAAAAAAATCTGAAATGACACTATCTATTAATCCTATGCAGGATGATTTAGAAAAAATAGGAGTGGGAGCGGCAGCCTTAGGACGTATGGGTGCACCAGTCAAAGCTGTTAAAGAAGCACTTAAAAAAGGTGTTCAAGTGGTTAAAAAAGGTAAGAAAAAAATAGGTGAGAAAATTTATAAAGCTGTTGGGGAAGAATCTAAATTTAATAAAGCATTAATGGATAAACCTAAAAGAACTACGGCAGTAATGGTTGCTGGAGTAGGAGCAGCGAAAAAAAAGAAATGGGATGAAGGTGGATATGATAAAGACATGTCTTCTACGGAAGGATCTTTTTCTAAAGGTGGACTCGTCAGATCAGGCAAACCTAAATTAGCCAAAAAAGGTTGGAGATAATACATGGCAGAAATAGATAAGTCACTTCCTAATGAAGTTACGAAAACAGTAGAGATTGCTTCTCCAGAAGAATCATTACAAGAAGTTATTGATACACAAGAATCGCTTCCTGATCCAGGGAACACGGAAATTACTGAAACCGGAGATGGTGGAGTAGAAATTAATTTTGAACCAGGAGCCTTTAACCAGGCAGAATCGGAAGGACATTTTGATAACCTTGCGGAACTGTTGCCAGAGGAAATATTAATGCCTCTTGGTTCAGAGTTATATGAAAATTATTCTGATTATAAATCATCACGTCAAGATTGGGAAAAATCATACATCACGGGTTTAGATTTATTAGGATTTAAATATGACAATAGAACCGAACCTTTCCAAGGTGCGTCAGGTGCAACTCACCCCGTATTAGCGGAAGCAGTGACTCAGTTCCAAGCTTTGGCGTACAAAGAATTATTACCAGCGAATGGACCCGTACGAACACAAATTATGGGTGTTCCTACCATGGAAAAAGAACAACAAGCTTTGCGAGTAAAAGAATTTATGAATTATCAAATCATGACTCAGATGAAAGAGTATGAGCCTGAGTTTGATCAAATGTTATTTTACTTACCACTATCAGGATCTTCTTTTAAAAAAGTATACTATGATGATTTATTAGGAAGAGCTGTTTCTAAATTTGTACCCGCAGAAGATTTAATTGTTCCTTATTCAGCAACTTCCTTAGAAGACGCTGAAGCTATTATTCATAGAATTAAAATATCAGAAAATGAATTACGCAAACAACAAGTGGCAGGATTTTATCGAGATATTTCTCTAACTCCAGGTTATGATAATGAAACCGATCTAGAGAAAAAAGAACATGAATTAGAAGGTAGAAAAAAAACAGGAAGAAATGAAGATGTATTCACCTTATTAGAATGTCATGTCAATTTAGATTTAGAAGGATTTGAAGATAGAAATGCAGAGGGTGATTTTACAGGAATCAAACTTCCTTACATTGTAACTATTGAAGAAAATTCTAGAGAAGTATTATCCATCCGAAGAAACTATGAAGCAGGAGATATTAAAAAAAGTAAAATCTCTTACTTTGTTCATTTTAAATTTTTACCAGGCCTAGGTTTCTATGGCTTTGGTTTGATACATATGATTGGTGGATTATCCAGAACAGCAACCGCTGCACTTAGAACATTACTTGATGCAGGAACTTTATCTAATTTACCTGCTGGATTCAAAATGAGAGGAATACGAATTAGAGATGATGCTCAGTCTATACAACCTGGAGAGTTTAGAGATGTGGATGCTCCTGGTGGAAATTTACGAGATGCGTTTATGCCTCTTCCTTTTAAAGAACCGAGCCAAACTCTCTTACAGCTTATGGGGGTCGTAGTTCAAGCAGGTCAGCGCTTCGCTTCAATAGCAGATCTGCAAGTAGGAGATGGGAACCAACAAGCGGCAGTGGGTACGACCGTAGCGCTGTTAGAAAGAGGAAGTAGAACTATGTCAGCTATTCATAAAAGAATATACATGGCATTAAAAGAAGAGTTCAAATTACTTGCTCGAGTATTTAAATTATATCTACCAGAAGAATATCCTTACGATGTAGTAGGTGGACAAAAAACTATTAAGCAAACAGACTTTGATGATAGAGTAGATATTATTCCAGTAGCAGATCCTAATATCTTTTCTCAAACGCAAAGAATTAGTTTAGCTCAAACAGAATTACAATTAGCAACTTCTAATCCTCAAATGCATAATATGTATGAAGCATACCGACATATGTATGAAGCATTGGGTGTTAAGGATATTGATAAAGTATTAAATAGACCTGCTCAACCACAACCACTAGATCCTTCCATAGAACATATTCAAGCATTAAATGGACAACCATTCCAAGCTTTCCCAGGACAAGATCATAGAGCTCACATGACTGCTCATTTAAATTTTATGGGAACGAATCTTGCTAAAAATAATCCTGTGATTATGGGTGGATTACAAAAAAATATTTTAGAACATATTTCTTTAATGGCACAAGAACAGGTTCAATTAGAATTTAAAAATGAAATGATGGAAATGCAACAGATGCAACAAGATCCTGCTATGATGCAAGACCCACAAGCTCAACAACAGATGCAACAAATGGTTCAAGATATTGAAGCAAGAAAAGCTTTATTGATTGCAGATATGACAGAAGAATTTATGATGGAAGAACAAAAAATAACTTCTCAATTAAGTAATGATCCATTAGTTCAATTAAAAGCAAGAGAATTAGACTTGAGAGCTCAAGAAAATGAACGTAAGAGAAAGTCAGATCAAGATAGAATCAATCTAGATAAGATGAAAGCTATGATGAATCAGACTACTCAACAAGAAAAACTAGATCAAAATGAAGAATTAGCTAATTTAAGAGCTGATACTTCTATTGAAAAAACAATACTAAGTAAAACCATCCCAAGTGTGGATAGAAGAGGAGGAATGTAATGAAAAAAGGTCAAAAAAAAGTAGCAAAAGTAATGCGGGAGTTTAAAAAAGGTAAACTTCACAGTGGAAAATCTGGAAAAATTGTGAAAAACCCAAAACAAGCTATTGCAATTGCTTTATCTGAAGCTAAAATGTCCAAGAAGAGGAAAAAATAAATGAAAAAAAACACAAAAATGCCTAAATGTGGTTATGAAGTGGGAGCACCTGAGGGTGGCAAAAAAATTGCTACACCTAAAGCTGGTGAAAATCCAAAAGTAACTGTTAAAGGTACTAAAACTTTAAAAAAACAAACTGCAACTTGGTACTAAGTTATGTTTCCATGGAGTTTAATAGGCTCTGGAGTCAAGGCCGCAGTAGAAATTTATTCTAACAAGAAAAAATCTGAAATCGCTATGTCAGAAGCAGCATTATTACATGCTGAAAAAATGAAACGTGGTGAGATTGAATATACAGGTAAAATCTTTGAATCACAAAAAGGGGATTGGAAGGACGAATTCATACTCATTGTTCTATCATCACCATTATTTTTATTAGCATATTCTGTATTTGCAGAAGATGAAAAAATTTCTCAGAAGCTAGACTTGTATTTTGAGAAATTACAAGGTATGCCTTGGTGGGTGACTGGACTTTGGATTTCCGTAGTGGCTGCCGTGTATGGAATCAAAGCAACAGATATCATTAATACAAAAAAAGGAAAATAAATATGTTAAAAAAAATAAAAAATAAACTTTGTAAATTAGTTTGTAAAATATTCGGAATTACACCATGTATATGTAGTCATGAATGCAACTGTAAAAAGGAGAACAAATAATGAAAAAGAAAATGATCAAAGAATATGGTGGCAAAGAAAAATATAAATCTAAAGCCGCTATGAAAAAACATGAGAAAAAAGAATCTAAAAAAATGGAAGCCCGTGAAAAATATAAAATGGGTGGAAAAGCCAAAGGGAGAAAGTGCTAATGGCTACAAAAAAGAAACCTGGTCTTTGGGCCAATATCAATAGAAGAAAAAAACTTGGTATTTCAAGACCTAAATCTAAATCAACCATTTCAGCTAAAGCATACGCTAACATGAAGAAAGGTTTTCCTAAAAAGAAAAAATGATAGCTAAAAAAGGATATGGTAGAGCATTTTTATCTAGAGGATCAAAAGCTATTTTTGATGAATTAGAATCAAAAGTTCCTTTTCCCAAAGGACAAAAAGTTCCTACCAAATTAGCTAAAGGAGGAAAGGCAACTCCTGCGTGGCAAAGAAAAGAAGGTAAATCAGAATCCGGTGGATTAAATAAAAAAGGTATTGCATCTTATAGAAGAGCAAATCCTGGTTCTAAATTATCTATGGCTGTTACTACCAAGCCATCTAAATTAAAAAAAGGTTCTAAAGCAGCAAATAGACGTAAGTCTTTTTGTGCTAGAATGAGTGGTATGAAAAAAAGATTAACTTCTGCTAAAACGGCAAGGGATCCTAATAGCAGAATAAACAAATCCCTAAGAAAGTGGAATTGTTAAATGGATGTAACCGAGTTTCTTTCGAAACTAAGAAAGATATTAAGAGATAACTACCAACAAATAGGAGAGAACTTTCTCGCTGGTGGTGTTGACAATATGGAAAAATACAAGTATTTGTTAGGACAGGCACATGCCTACCAATACGTAGATCAGGAAATCTCTAACCTGCTAAAACCAAAGGAGCAAAAAAATGACGGAGCAAAAGCAGACGACAATGTCGTCAAGTTCGACGGAAGTACCAAAGATTAAATTAGCACTTCAAGAAAAATACGAACAACAAAAAGAAGAAGAAATAAATAAGCATAACGCTATTAAAGAAAAAGAATCTTCTAAACTTCCACAACCAACTGGTTGGAGAATGTTAGTTTTACCTTTTAAAGCAAAACCAAAAACAAAAGGTGGAATTTATTTATCAGACGAATCCATAGAAAGATCTCAAGTTGCATCTACTTGTGGTCTTGTTCTTGCTATGGGACCTCATTGTTATGACAAGGAAAAATTTCCTGAAGGTCCTTGGTGCAAGAAGGGGGATTGGGTTATCTTTGCAAGATATGCAGGAAGCCGAATTCTTATAGATGGCGGGGAGGTTAGACTTCTGAATGATGATGAAGTCTTAGCAACGGTGAAAGACCCCGAAGATATCTTTCATCAATTTTAACCATAACATAGGAGATAACTATGCAAGAAGAAAAAACAGTAGACATAGATACTTCAGGTCCAGGAGCCGAGATTGAATTAGAAACTCCCAAATCAGAACTAGAGGTATCCCATGAAACTACAGACAGTAAGGAGTCCGTTGACGCATCTGAGAAATTGGATGAGCAGTCAAATGTTCAAGCTAGCGAAGCAGGAACCACGGACCAGGAACAGAAAGAATCTTCAGAAGAAGATAATGAAAAAAAGAAAGAATTAGATGACTACTCAGAAGGAGTAAAAAAGAGAATTGCTAAGTTAACTAAAAAAATGCGTGAAGCAGAAAGAAGAGAACAAGCTGCTATAGATTACGCAAAATCAGTATTGACAGAGCAAGAGACTTTAAAAGGACGTTTAACTAAATTAGATACAGGATATGTGTCTGAAATGGAAAACAGAATTAAGTCTTCCAAAGAAGCAGCGATTGCTAAATTAGCCAAAGCAAGAGAAGATGGTAATTTAGAATTAGAAGTTGCTGCACAAACAGAGATTTCAAGATTAGGTTATGAAGAAGCAAGGCTTTCTGAAATAAAATCTAGACAAGAAACTCAAATTGAGACTCCGGTACAAACCAGACAATCTCAATTACAACAAGAACCAGTGGATACAGTAGATCCTAAAGCACAATCTTGGGCTCAAAAAAATCCTTGGTTTAACACGGATAAAGTAATGAAAAGCGCTGCTATTGCAATACATGAGCAGTTAACTGAAGAGGAAGGATATGATCCTAGATCTGATGAATATTACACAGAAATAGACAAAAGAATTAGACTTGAATTTCCTCATAAATTTGGTAATAATGAGACACAAAATTCGACAAGGGAGAAACCTACTCAAGTAGTTGCTTCTGCATCTAGAAGTAGTAAACCAGGTCGCAAAACTGTGAGACTCACGCCATCACAAGTAGCAATTGCTAAAAAATTAGGTGTGCCACTTGAACTTTATGCGAAACAATTAACCACGAAGGAGTAAATGCATATGGAAAATAAAAATATAAAAGAAGCTTCTCGTGCGAGTCAAACTAGAGATAAAACATCTCGACCTAAAGTTTGGACTCCACCGTCATCTTTAGACGCACCACCTGCGCCAAATGGTTTTAGGCATAGATGGATAAGAGCAGAATCAATGGGCTTTCAGGATTCTAAAAATATCGCTGGAAGATTAAGATCAGGTTACGAATTAGTTCGTGCTGATGAATATCCAGATTCAAATTATCCAGTTGTCGAAGACGGAAAATACGCTGGTGTAATCGGAGTTGGCGGCCTAGTGCTGGCTAGGGTACCGGAAGAGGTTGCAAAATCAAGAGCTGAATACTATGCAAAACAAGGTATTGAGCAAGATCAAGCAGTAGACAACGATCTCATGAAGGAACAGCACCCAAGTATGCCTATCAATGTTGATAGACAAACTCGTGTAACTTTTGGTGGCTCTAAGAAAAGTTAATTTTTTAACAATTCAGAACCCCAATTAAACTTAAAACTTAGGAGTAAAAAACTATGGCAAATAAAGACGCTGCTTTCGGTTTAAAACCGATTGGCAAAGTTGGTCAGAATAGAGACGCTCAAGGTTTAAGTGAATATAGTATTGCAGCTAACGATAGCTCTACTATCTATTTCCAGGATCCAGTTAAAGCAACTGCGGCAGGAACAATAGATGTAGCAGCGGTAGGTAGCGTACTATTAGGTTCACTAAACGGTGTATTTTATACTGATCCTACTACAAAAAAACCTACGTGGGCAAACCACTATTCGCAAGTAAACGCTTCGGATATTGTTGCTTTCGTATCTGATGACCCTTATGAAAGATTCGAGATTCAATCGGATAACTCAGCTGCTTCGGCACAAACTGATGTATTCATGAATTACGACATCTTGTACACAGCAGGAAACTCAGCTAACTTTGTTTCAAAAGTAGAGTTAGATGATTCAACTACTAGTACTGCAAGTGGTCAATTAAAAGTAATTGGTGTTTCTAAAGATCCAGACAATAATGATTTAAGTTCTGCGAACGTAAATTTTGTTGTTGAAATCAACGAACACTTCTTAAAATCAACAGCAGGCGTATAATAGGAGAATAAAATATGGCTATATCACGTTCACAACTAGTTAAAGAACTAGAGCCAGGATTGAATGCACTATTCGGCCTGGAATACAAACAATACGAAAACCAACACGAAGCTATTTACACTAAAGAAACTTCGGACAGAGCTTTTGAAGAAGAAGTAATGTTATCAGGTTTTGCTTCAGCGCAAGTTAAATCTGAGGGTTCTGGCGTAGCTTTTGACAATGCTCAAGAGACTTACACAGCTAGATACACTCACGAGACTATCGCTTTAGCATTCGCAATCACTGAAGAAGCGATTGAGGATAACCTGTATGACAGATTAGCTTCTAGATATACAAAAGCGTTGGCTCGTTCAATGGCGCAAACTAAACAAGTTAAAGCTGTTAATCCTTTAATTCAAGGATTACCAACTACTGATAACTTTGATTCAGGTGATGGTGTTTCTTTATTTAACACTTCTCACCCAACAATCGCTGGTACAGTAGCTAACACTTTAGCAACTCAAGCGGACCTTAACGAAACTTCATTAGAGCAGTGTTTAATCGACATCGCTGCAATGACAGATGAGAGAGGTCTTAAGATCGCTGCAAAAGGAATGAAAATGATTATTCCTTCTGAACTTCAGTTCACTGCAGAGAGATTAATGAAGTCTGCTAACAGAGTTGGAACAGCTGACAATGATATCAATGCTATCAGATCTATGGGAATGTTACCGCAAGGTTATGTGGTTAACAATTTCTTAACAGACACTGATGCGTTTTACATCATTACAGATGTGCCAAACGGAATGAAGTACTTTGAGAGAGCACCTATCTCCACTAAAATGGAAGGTGACTTTGATACTGGAAACGTTAGATACAAAGCAAGAGAGAGATACTCTTTTGGTGTTTCTGACTTTAGAGGTATCTTTGCTTCTGAAGGTGCTTAATTTTTAAGCATTATTTATTTAAAGGGAGGCCTTTCGGCCTCCCTTTTTTTATGATAGAAAGATAAAACCATGATGAAAAACTTCTTAGTAAAAATCAATGCATACGGATATAGAGCCAATTTTAATATTGAAGCCTTAGATACACCTAAAGGTATTGAATCCGCTATCCTTGACAAAATAGGAAAAAAAGATATAAAGTTTACTCCTAATGGTACCTCATCTAGAGTATGCCATTTAACCTACGAGGAGATTGTAAATGGAGAACAATCACATCAAGGATCTTTACAAGACAAAAAGATCGCTTGAGTTAGAGTGGGAGCAGGATCATATTAATCATGGTAAATATACCATTAATATGGTTAGGATTGATGAAGAGATTAAAAAAGTTATCAGTCATATCAAAGTGGCTGAAGCTAAAGAAGCTTTTCACCAAG